CTGAAGACCGCTGAGACTGAAAACGAACTTGCGATCACCGCTGCCGAAACATCCGCTGAACTCCGAACCGCCTCCTACGCCCATGATGCGGGTATGGGTAAGCCTCATCGTTGGGTGGTGGATGTGCTTCGTCTTGTACGCCCTGTACTCACGGGGTTTCTTCTCATCCTCGTTGGAGGGATATACTTCACAACCAACGATTTTGCCATGAAAGCTGGCGTGATCGACTCAATATTGTTCATGACTTCTTCTGCTGTTACATGGTGGTTTGGGGACCGTAGCTTGCAGAGCAAGAAGTAGGTGGACGTATGGACCCAATCACAATTGGCCTTGCCATTGCAGGAGCAAAGAAATTACTAGAGTCCGCTACTGATATTAAGGATATTGCTGGTTCAATAGAGCAACTCTTTAGTCACACAGAAAAGGCAGCAAAGAAAGCAAAGAAAGATGAAGGTGACGCTAGTATAAAGTCAGTTGTTGCTGACGTTATTGAAGATCGTAACAATCAAACTAGGATGCGTAATCTAGAGATAGACATAGATAATAAGTTTGGCTTCGGTACATGGGCTGCAATTAAAGAAGAACGTACACGGCGTTTAAACATTGCTGAAGAAAACAAGGTTAAAGCAGTTAAAGCTTTAAAAGAAAAACAACAGGCAGACAAAGAATTTTGGGATCGAGTTACGTATTGGTTAGGAGAGTTTGGTAAACTAATAGCTGTTCTTATTTTAGCAGGAGGAGCAGGGTATCTGATTTGGATAAACCGTTTTGTAGCTGGAACTTCTTAAATGCTGTACGAAATTGGTGTGTACAACAAGCGTGTAAGAGACACCATCAGAGGTGGTGATGATTGGAATAATAACTTTGGCATTTCTGATGGGTTTGAAGAAGTAAATTACTTTGAGTTCCAAGCTGCATCTATTGAAGAAGTTGAAAGAAGAGTTGAACGAGATTTTCCATCGGCTTTAGGGTACGTTTTAGATTACATAAGGACAGTGAAAGATGGCTAAAAAAGATATAAGTCTTGAAGCACACGAGCGTGTATGTGAAGAGCGTAGTAAGAATACCGAGTTGCAGTTTACCGCAGTCAACGCTCGTCTAAAACGTATTGAGTTTATCCTTATGTCTACAACAAGTGCTATCATACTGCTTCTTGTTGGTCTTGTTATTAAGAGCGTGTAAATGCCTGAGATAGAATTACCAAGTGGTTGGGTTGCGTGGGTGGGGTTTATAATAACCGTCACTGCTGGTTTAGCTATTCGAGATTGGGCATCAGATGTAATAGCCGCTTGGAAATGGAAGGTTACGCCGGGCTTCGAGCCGATGGAAACGTGCATTCTTGATGGCGAGAAAGTGGTTATTATCCATATCGGGCTGCGGGAAACAATCTTTGAACGTAACGGCGAGTTTGGTAGAACTTGGCAATACATTCCTTCTTCTAAGATTAGTAACCATGAATTGCGCCGCGTTGTAGGTGACGATAGAATGTTAGACCATAAGATCAACGGTAAAGTAGGGAAAGCGTAATGCCCTTAGTTAAACTTCAATTTAAGCCCGGCGTTAATAAAGAAGGTACGGACTACGGAAACAATACGTGGAATGATAGCGATAAAGTGCGCTTTCGTATGGGATTTCCTGAGAATATCGGCGGCTGGGCGAACTACTCCGCAAGCACTTTCATAGGTACGTGCCGCGCGCTGAATGCATGGTCCGGGCTTGACGGGACGAATCGCTTCGGCCTTGGAACGCAGAGTAAGCTGTATGTTGAGACGGGGACTTCTTACTACGATATCACTCCGATTCGAGCTTCGAGTACCATAAACAACAACCCTTTTGCTATTTCGTCCGGTTCCACTACCGTTACTGTTACTGACACTGGTCACGGCGCAGTTGTGGGGGACTTTGTGACCTTTTCAGGAACAGCCTCTACTGGCGATTCCGCTTTGACGGCTGCGGTGCTTAACGCTGAATATGTTATTGACAGCATTACCAACGCTAACACGTATGTGATCACAGCTTCCGCTGCCTCAGCCAGTGTGTCCGGTTCAAAAGGCGGAGCAAACGTCGTCGCGGCGTATCAAATAAATATTGGACTAGACACAGTCGTCTTTGGCACAGGGTGGGGTGTTGACACCTATGGCTCAGAAGGGTACGGGTCTTCTTCCACCGGAGGGTCCGCTGCATCAGGGCAGCTACGGCTATGGTCACTTATTAACTATGGTGAAGATTTACTCGCCAATGTTCGCAACGGCGGTATTTTTACGTGGGATGCTACGAACGGACTTACCACAAGAGCTGTTAGTTTATCCAGTCTCTCAGGAGCGTCTGGAACGCCAACAATAGCCAGAAAGTTAATTGTCTCTTCTGAAAGCCGCCAAGTGCTGGCTCTTGCGTGTGACCCAGTTGATGATATCGGGACACAAGATACCCTTTTAATAAGATACTCTGACAGCGAGAGTCTTACAGAATGGACCCCCGACACCACTAACGCTGCCGGGTCTCTCCGTCTAAGTGTTGGCTCAGAAATAATCACAGGACTAGCCACTAAACGCGACACTCTGGTCTGGACAAACACCGCTCTACACGCTGTATCGTATATAGGCGCGCCATTTTTCTTTGGTACTAAATTACTATCATCCAACACAAGCATCATGGGACCAAACGCGATGTTGGAGATGGATGAGATTGTCTATTGGATGGGGTCACAAAACTTCTATCTATATGACGGCACCACCAAGATGCTTCCTTGCTCCCTTCGAGATGATGTATTTCTTAACCTGAATCGAGGTCAAAATTCAAAAGTTTTCGCAGCTTCTAACCGTGGCGAGAGCGAAATCTCGTGGTTTTATCCAACAACAGGAAATGAGATAAGCCATTATGTTACTTATAATTACGGTCAACAAATATGGTATGGTGGCACTTTAGTCCGTACCGCTTGGATTGACCGTACTTTTAATCAATATCCTGTTGCCGCTTCTACAGATAATAAGCTCTACAACCATGAAGTCGGTGTCGATGATGGCTCCACAACCCCGGTGACGGCTATTAATTCTTACATCGAAAGCGATGCATTTGAATTAGATTCGGGCGACGGCTATCAGTTTATGTTCGCTAGACGTATTTTGCCTGATATGAAGTTTACAGGCTCATCTGCGACTAACCCAAGCGTAACTATGACATTGACCCCGAAAGACTATCCCGGTGGAGGCACACGCACTGGTGACGCAAACGCCGTCACGAGATCAGCGTCTTCACCTATAGAAGAGTATACCAAACACGTTCATATACGTACACGAGGTCGGAGCTTCATATACCGCATCGAAAACACTACAGCGGGGGTGCGTTGGCAAGAAGGTACGACCCGTCTCGAAGTTAGACAGGATGGCCGCCGATGAGTGGTAAAGTCACGGATAGAGAAGTAGTCATACCGAGATTACCTAGATCAAGTGCGGCGGAGATATCGCCGCATTACATTGACCAGCTTGTTACGGCGCTTGAAAACGCTATCGACGTACTCAATTCAACACGTCAAAGGAACTTTACCTCTATTAACCTTTCTAGCACACAAGAGAATGGAGCAGGTTTAAGAACTGGCGATGTGTTTACAGATAGTGGTATATTAAAGATTGTTCAGACAGGACACGCATACGCAGACACTTTTGTCGGCACAACATCGATAGGAACTGTAACAGTTTCAACACCGTAAGGTACTCTAAGAATGGCTGAAGACAGCGCAACTAAAAAAGCCAGTGCAGTAGGTCAACTCAACGATGAGTTAGCACAAGCTATCTTGCGATCTTCAGAGAACAACCCTTTGGTCGGTTTGGGTTTAGATCGTGTTGGCGTCGATCAGATGACTACATTATTTAAGTATCCAATCAACGCTGATGGATTATATCTTCGAGGAGGAGATATAGAGAAAGACCTTAGCAGAGTAGGGTATATGAAAGGCAGCCCCGTTGATTTAACAAAACCAACAGTAGCGATACCTTTAGCGAATCAAGATGGTAAAACTCCGAGAGACGTTAATCAAACTATGGCTCATGAATACGGACATGCGGGAATAGGCGCACTAGCTAATCTCGATCAAGACCGTATCGGATTTCGTCAATTACCAATCGGTCGCCGCCGAAATGAAATCGCTATGCGCGCTCAAGATTACAAATATGGTTCACCTAAATCTAGAGAAGAGACACTGGCATATTTAACTAATAAATACGGCACCCGCAAAGAGAAAGACCGTTTTTTTAAATATAGTACTTTCGGAGGGAATAACGGCGAACCCGTTTCTGATAAGGATAACCGTGCGGTAAGTGATGGAGCTAGAAGTATATTAAAACGAGGGGAAGATGCGCGTCGAGAGTTGTCCGACAAAGCCGGAAAAATATTATATGATGAGGGTAAGCGAATGAATAGACAAGAAGTCGGCAAGGATATGGCCTCAAAGGGCCGGTATGGCGACACAATGTTGGTTCATATGAACCCCATAGAGGTTGACGCGCTTGCCAAAATGTCCCCCACGGGCGAACTAACTACCAACCCCGATACAGGCCAACCTGAAGCATTTTTACCTTTATTAGCTGCTATGGGAGGCTCCTATCTAGGCGGAGCTATGGGCTACGCCGCTCTAGGCGCTGGTCTAGGCTCGTTCGCCGGGTCTCTAGCACAAGGTGATGACTTCAAAACAGCGTTAGCTGGTGGTCTATTGAGTTACGGCACGGCGGGTATGATGAACGCCGCTGGCGGCACCGATGCCGCCGCTCTTGCTAGTGGCCCTGAAGGCGCGTATGTAGATATTGCCGCAAACGCCGCAGTCGATCCAGCACTTGGTCAGACGATTATGGGCGTACCCGTAGGCTCCGGTTCTGACGGACTGATGAGTCTCAGCCCTGATATTGCATCTGTGGCTTCGCCGTCGTCCTCCTACTTAAACTTCGGCAACGTCGGCGGGCCAAACCCTATGGCTTCGGTGGCTCCAACTGTTAACGACATCTCCTCTTTGCCAACACCTATTCCTAGGGGTGGGCCGTCCATTTATGCAGCAAGGAACTATAATGTGAATCCTGCTGCATTTGGGTCAGAGGCGCTCCCGCCTCCCCGATTAAATGCGGGAATGCCAGTGGGCAATGCATTGAAAGGCTATACTATACCTTCTATGCCATCTGAAGTTACATCCAACGCGCGACTAAATAGTACACTTGATGGTATATACCGACCAAATTTTGATTTGAGTCAATCCGCAGGGCCGCCAAAGTACGCGCAACCCAATATGTTTGATAGAGGCGTTACAGCCTTCAACAACTTACCTGCTGCGATTGGGCCAGATACGATCACTAACCCCGCCTACACTGAGAAGGGCTTTTTCGATAAGTTAAGCTATCTTAAAGACCAAGGTTTTAATAAAAGCGTAAACAACGCAATCACTGGCAACCCAATAGCTACAACCGCAGCAGGTCTTGGATTATTAGGCGGCGGCACTGGATCGCTATCAAATCCGGCACCACAACCCGCTATCCCTGACTTTACGACTGCGGGGAGGACTTACGCAAAGCGCCCCTCCCAGAAGCAAGGTGTTGCCCGCAGCTTCGTGGATGCGCCCGCTGGATACAGACCCGGTTTCGATCCAGAGCGATCATACCTAAGTCCAATAAGTACATATAATCGGGGTTTTGCCACAGGCGGCCTTGCTGCGCTTATGCCCAAAGTCCCGAAAATACTTGCTTCTGGCGGAGATGATCCAGAGTCTGACCCTTCTGATGTGAACGATGTAGCAAACGATACCGATTTCGGTCAACCGGAAGGTAGCCCTATGGCTGGGCCTAACCCCGGACCACCAAATGATCCTATTAGTGTCGGTGAAGTCCTCGGTATGACTGCTCTCGGCGCGCTTACGGGGGGCTTTGGCATGGGTGCATTTAATGGGATTACTAATGCTGTGCAACAAGCCACAGGCGCACCCACAGTAACGAGTGTGCTTGGAAACGCTTTTAATCAGAATAACACTCCTCCTCCTGCCACCCCCGTTGGAAGCACTGCTTCTTTTGGTGGAGGAAGCTCCGCAGGTGGAGGTTCTCCAGACGGCACAACGGGCGGTGATGAGAGTGACAATCCGGGCAACGACACAGGCGATAGAGGAGGCTATGCTCGTGGCGGCGGAATAGAAGATGGCGCTGAACAAGAGAACCCTATTATTACAAACGCTAAAGCCGCCATTGCAGGACAACATCCTGAGCCACAGAAAGCTATCGGCCAGTTCGTGCAAGTGTACGGTGATGAGGCTTTCATGCAGCTTCGTAACCAAGTAATTGCCGAACAATCTTTAGACCAGCGTGAAGATGCAGGTCTGGGCGGCATGATCACTGGCCCCGGCACTGAAACTTCTGACAGCATCCCGGCGAAAATAACGCAAAACGGAAAGCCTGTTGAAGATATCCGTGTCGCGGACGGTGAGTATATTTTGCCGGGTACTACAGTGGAGAAGATAGGCAAAGATAATTTGGACGAGATCGTTATGGCAACTAATGGAAAGCAGCCTAATCAATCATGAGAGTCTCATATATCCCACTTGAAGCCTTCGATATTGTTGCGCCGGACGTAGAGCGTCATTTGGCAGAATCGATTGAAATGGCTCACGGACGCGAAGATATGGAAAGCATTTGGCAGTTATTGTTAACAGAAGAACGCCAGTTATGGATGTTCTTCGATGATGATAACTCGCCGGAAGGTGCATTGGTTACCCGAATCGAGAACTATCCGCTGAAAAAGATGCTTAATCTTATGTTTATTGGTGGGACAAACATAGAGGCATGGCATGAAGAGCTTTTGAACACTCTAGAAAGCTACGCTAAAGAGTATGGTTGTTCTGGGCTTGAGACTACAGGGCGCGTAGGATGGAAGAAATTCTTAGGTAAGTATGGCTGGGACGCGCCTTATCTGGTATGTGAAAAGAACTTCGAGGCTATCGAGGAAGAGGAGAAGAAAAATGCTGCATAAAGATATATGGAATGACGGCCTTGAAGATTGGTCAGACAATGATCGCGGAGACATGTTGTTTCGCGGTGTTTGTTTCGGCAAAGGCGGCGGCGGCAGCGCTCCAGCTCCGGCCCCAACATCATCTACGGTTAATCAAAGTAATCTGCCTGAGTACGCAGAACCTTACTTTACTGGTCTACTGGATCGCACTGAAGACGCAAGTCTTACAGAGTACACTCCTTATGGGGGCCAGAGGATAGCTGAGTTTGGTGACGACACCACGGCGGGCTTCGATGCTATGAGAACACAGGCTCAAGCTGGAACACCACAGGCGTTTACAACGGCTGAAGGCGCTCTAAGTAATATCGCGTCTGGTGCCGGAGACCAAGGTCAATACGCCGATCTAGCCTCATTCACAGACACTGGCGTAGCCGCGCAATACATGAACCCGTACATAACGAATGTACTGGACGCCCAAAAGGTACGCGCTAATCAAAACTTTGAAGAACAACAATTAATGAGAAACGACCAAGCTATGTCCGCTGGAGCTTTCGGTGGTGACAGGCGCTTTGTTAATGATCAGATCGCCAACCGTGAGCGTAATCTCCAGCTCAATGAGATGGATGCTCAGGGCTTGGCACAGGCTTATCAGAGTGGCGCAGACATGTTCAGTCAAGAGAATGCTCAACGCCTTCAAAGAGATGCGCTTAACACAGAGATTTTCTCCGGCAACCGCCAAGGGCAGCTTACGGGTGCGGAACAGCTTCGCGCACAAGGTGTGGCGAATGACGCACTGGCGTTCAATCGGGCTAAAACACAGGCTGGTATTGGTGGTGCGTATGATGAACAAACACAGGCTGGGCTGGATACAGCGTATACAGACTTCACTAACCAACGTGATTATGATCGTAATCAACTTAACTTCTATAGCGGTATCTTACGTGGTGTGCCAATATCGCCAACACAAGAGACCACTACATATAACGCGCCTCCCAGCCAAATGAGCCAGTTGCTTGGTCTTGGCGTTGGTGGGCTTGGTTTGGCAAAGGCATTAGGATAATTTAATGAACATTATTCAACAGCAGGAAGCCCTCAAAAACTTATCTGATATCCAGATCGCTTCTGAGATGCAGCAGCCTTCAGGCCAGATGCCTTTATACCTTATTTCTACAGAGGCTAAACGCCGTGCTGACTTGCGTGAGCGCTATAAGGTAGATGCGTCAGGGCCGCCTCCTGCGTCTACGGTTCAAGAAGACTTGCTTCGCAGCGTTATGTCTAGCCAAATGGCTCCAACCGGTATTGCACAAGGTATCTCCCCGACGCCTCCCCCGGCGTCTAAAAGCGCCTTGCAGATGCCCCCGATGGCTGATCCTTCAGCAGCGGGCATCATGCAAGGCGCTACTCCTCAAGGTTTGCCGGGCAATGCTCAGATGCAACCTCAAGGGTTCGCTAATGGCGGAGGGATACGTTCGCGCCGCACTATGGCCGGAGCATTCGGGCCAACAGATTTTGTTAGTACCATACCTTTTATTAATCGACTAACAGGAAACGCGCCACCGCTACCTCCGGGTAGAGGTATCTTCGAACCTGCGCCCGGAAGTGAGTTTTTCTCTATAAATGACCCGGAACGCCTAGAGCGCCCAGACCCTTCAAGTTCTTCTAGCGCGGTACTTAACCCCAAAGGACAAGCTCAACGCGCGGCTTACAACTTGCCTGTAAGAAATGCTTATATGGATGCTAATCCTTACGAATTTACAGCAACGGCAAGGCTTGGAATAGGAGAAGGAGACCCATCTGCGGACCCTTACGTGCCAACCCGTACTTCGATTGACGCGGAAGACCCATACGTTCCACAGGGACGCACAAGGGATTACGATTTTGCTCCCATTACCCCCAGATACAATGGTGAACGCTCTACAGATTATACCATTGCCGATTTTGGAGGAGTTCCTCGGCCATTTGACGGTAATGGCGCTACCGCCGAACCGCCAATGACACCGCTTCAGCAAGCCGAGGCCAAGCAAGAAGCTTTTTTATCTGGTTTAGGCGCAAACGGCGCGGGCGGCGCGGGCGGCGCGGGCGGCGCGGGCGGCGCAGCAGCTATGCCTAGTAGCTTAAATTTGGACAGTTCTTTTGATTATAAGCAAACATTAGCTGATAAACTTGCTGAATTGAACAAACAGGGCGACCCTTACGCCGATCAAGCTGCCAAGCTGACCGCACGAGAAGATGATATTAAGAGCGACGCTGACGCCAACAAATGGATGGCGCTTGCCAAAGCTGGGTTTGGTGCTGCGGCGGGTACGTCTCAGTACGGGCTGTCAAATATAGCTCAAGGAGCTATGGTTGGCTTGGATGATTATAATGCAAGTCAAAAAGACATCACAGCCCGTGAAGATAAGCTGTTTGATGCTAATACCGCCATGATTGGACTTCAAGAAAACCTCAAGGCTGTACGCGCTGATGAGAGCTATAAGTTTGCTCAAGGTGTGCAATCCGCTGTGGAGACCAACAACAATATCAAGATCGCAGAAAACAGCGCTCTTGTAAAACAACAGGAAATTAAAGCTAGAGAAGAGCAATCTATACGTACCCTGCGAGCTGGCGCTATTGAAAATGATCTTACCAGAGCGGCTACGGCTGAACAAACCAAAGAGACTCTAGAGAGCAGAGAAAGAATCGCTAAGTTGCCACCTAAAGAGCTTCAGTTAGTTAACGAGTTTATTAGACTTAGTTCTAGTAATAAGCCGGAAGACATAAAAGCGGCGAGCCTTCTTGAAAGCAACTTGAACCCTTCATTGAATAAAGCGTTAACTGTTCAAGATAAAAAATGGGGGCAAGCGATGTCAGCGGCTGGAAAGACGATGGAGATGCCGATACCAACTGATAATGAAGGAAAAGGGTACGAAAAAGCTATGGCAGAGTATTCCAACCTCGTTTTACAGAACTTCACCGCTCTTGGCGGCAATGAACAACTGGGGCAATCGTTTATAATAGCTAGGTTAGGTGGGGGTACGAGTTCTCGCGTCCCATCTACGGGGAGCATTGTGAACGGTGTATTTGTTAAGAATTAAAAAGGGTAAATAAATGCCTCGCTCTATTGATATCGCAGGTGTTGGGGCCATTCAGTTCCCCGACGAAATGACGGATGATGAGATTGTCTCCACTATTGAGAACGACATTATTCCGAACCACGACAATGCGAACCCTGACCCGGAGTTAGTTTCTGCGCGCCCTGATCTCTTCCCCGACATAGATCGAGGCTCGTTCTTCGGCGGTCTAGGAAGCGGAGTTGAGCGCCTTGGCCGCGCCCCCGAAGCAGTGGGTGCAGCTATTGGCCGATCACAGGAGGAATTAGACAGCCTTAAAAGCCAGATGTCTGAGGACGAATATAATCAGCGCTACCGGGCTTCGCTGGACGATGTAACAGACCAATTTGGTAGAGGCGAGTATCTTCAATCCGCCGAAACGCTGTTCACTGATGTGCTTCCCCAGACCTTGGGGGAGAGCATTCCTGATATGGGGATCATTGGTAGTGGTGCGGTAGCTGGCGCTTTAGCTGCGGCCCCCATCCCTATTCCGGGTGCGCGGCTCGCTGGAGCCGTCGTTGGTGGCGCGGTTGCTGGATTGCCTACGTTCTTCGGTATGAACGTCGAGCGTCAAATACAAGAGAATGACATCACTGACCCCGACGAGATCGAAAGTCTCAAGGCAGCAAGCGCGGCTGCGCTACAAGGCAGTCTTGAAGGCTTAATCCTACCTGTGTTGAATTTGATTCCCGGCGCTGGACGTATGGCATCAAGACAAGTTTCTGAATTGGTCATGGGGGGTGTCGAGAAACTTACCGCTAAAGGTATGGCTGGGCGCGTTAGTAAATTTGCTGCGGTTGGCGGCTTAACGGAAGCTGTTACAGAAGTTGGTCAGCAGATGCTGGAACGCGCTCAAGCTGGTCTTGATGTTACAGAACCTGCTGCATTTAAAGAATATGTAGAGGCCGCTGTATTAGGCGGACTCTTAGGCGTTGGCTTCGGTGGTGTTGGCGGTGGGGTCAGTGTTCTTAGAACTAAAAAAGGTTTAGCCAACACCTATGATATGATCGAACAGAAGAACGCCGAGCAAGCGCAGAGATTGGCTGGGCAGGAAAGAGACTTAGCTGAGTATGTGGGGGCTATACCTGCCAGAGACGCACCATTACGGATAGAAGCCAGACCTGAACTTCAACTGGAGCCGATCAACGGTGACACAGAGACCAGTGGCACAGAAACCGTGCAGCGCCGGGCTAATGCCACTGAGGGGGAGTTTAATGATCGCAACGAACAGCGGCTTATCGATGAGGCGATGGACCCTGAGCAAACCGGGTATAACGAAGCGCAACGTAAGACGCTTAACGACGTAAAAATCGCTAATGACGCCCTCCAAAGTCAGCGTTACACGCCGGAAGACCTGACGGCCAATTCCGCCAGCATCTCGAAGCAACAAGGTGAGCGCGTCGTACAAGAGGTGTTAGGGCTTGGCAACCAAGAAAAGGCGCTTGACGCTGAGGCCGCAAGGCTAGGGACAGAAGCCAACGAGGCTCTGGATCGTGGTGATAAGGCTGAAGCGCAGCGACTGTTCGATGAGCAGGATGCTGTAAAGGATAAAAAGAAGGAAATCACGGCCCGGATTGAAGGTCTTATCCAAGAGAAGGTGGCGGCTGAGAAAGCGGCTCGTGAGGCGGGGGAGATGGTTGCTCCTGCTCTCGCTCAAGCCCTTACAGATCGTCAAGCTGGTCAAGGTGACGTGACCACAGAACAGAACAGCTACACGATTGAAGAATTAGAAGCGCTCGCCAAACAAGGTGAAGTCACAGGGCAGAACCCTGAGATCGTAGCTGAAGAACTCCAGAAACTCCGTAGGTCTCGGCGTCCAACCACCGAGCTTTACAACAGTATTACTGAACAAGATGTAACTGCACTGGCCGAACAGAAAAATATAAAGACAGGCACAAATTCATTTAACGCGTTAGTAAAATACATAACTGGGGCCGACACGTTGGCCGAAGCCAGCCCTTTCCGTTTGATCCGTATGAGAGAAACGCTAAACGCTATTCCTGACGGAGCGTTTGAGGGTGAGCCAAAAGACCTGATCAACAAGCGCGAGCAAAGCTTTACCCACGGTGAGTTTAACGAAGCTGTAAAGCGCGTATTGAACAACAATAAATCTTCCAAGGGAAACATTGGCGAGCCAAGATACACACAGGCGCTGATGAAAGAGGTCTTTCCAAGTAAATCTTCGCAAGAGATAGAAGACGTTCGTGATGAAATGGAACGTATCGGGTTGATTCGGCCTAACGCTAAGAAAAAAGGCAGCTATCTGGTTGATAACCGTTTGATGCGCGAGGAGTTCATCCCCGCCAACGAGAGTGTTCCAGACGCCAAACCCATTGCTGCGATGGATAACAAGCAAGACTTTACCGTTGAAGAGCGAACGGTTGCTGCAACGGATGAAGAGGGCAACCTCAGACGCGATGAAAATGGCCGCCCAGTCAGAGAGATTGGCTACCATGTAATCGCTAAACCGAAAAAGCCAAGCGCTTTAGATACAGGCGCTGAAGAAGTAATCAGCGTCCATAATAATCTTGCTGAAGCTCAGGAGAACGCTAAACGCTACGCTAAGGCTCCTTCCAAGGTGACCCGCCGTATGCGTAACCCTGAGACGGGCCGCGACAAGAACATGAGTGTGCCGACTACTTCCGCCGATCTGCGCGGCATGGCGGCTGACCCTGCGATGTACGCCGCCGAAGTCAGAGAGCGCACTAAAAACGGCCCAGTCTCAAGTGCCTCGGTAACTCGTATCCGCGAGGCTTTGGAACAAGTAAATGAGCGCCGTGGTTTGCAAAAGCTGGGCATCCCGATCAATGTAGTTAATAGCGTCAGAACAGCCCTCGGCGCAAAGTCCGCAGCTCCAGAAGGCACAGAAGGCGCATACGTCAATCAGATGATCTACGTTGGCTTGGATGTCGCTGTGGATAAGGTGCCACAAGACACACCTGCCCACTTGATCGATAGTGTTGTCCTTCAGAACCTATTGGATGTCTTATCCCATGAGCAAATCCATGCGCTTAAAGGTGTAGGCGTACTTAATGATAGTGATATGAGTATCCTCACCCGCATGGCAACTAGTAAGACCCGCCCGGAAGGGTTCAGAATGTTTGGCGAGGGTCAGACCAAGTGGACTTATTTTGATGACGTAAAGGCGTCTCAACCTAACTTATCGAAGATTGAACTTGAAGAAGAAGCGGTTGCAGAGTTATTCAGGGATTGGACTAAAGACCCGTCCATAGCGACTGGCAAACCCGCATCCCTGTTCCGTAGGATCGTTAAGTTCTTCACTACACTGGGCGGGTTCTTCAAAGAGAACGGCGCTCGTAATGTAAGTGATATCTTTGGCGAGATTGACGCTGGCACTTTGCAGGGTGACGGTGTGGCGACTGAAGGTCTGGCCTCCGATCATGTACAATATAGCGTTGCAGAAGGCCAACCAAAGGCGCTCACTGCACCTGCGCTCACCTACAGAGGCAAGACCATTATAGGGTTTCCGGGGCAAGAACACGCCAGCCTCCGAAACCAAGCCTTAGAGGATGGTAAAATCCCCGAAGATTACGAAGCGAGATATATAACGGAAGGCTTCATGCTCTCCAAAGAATGGGGCGGGGGCTTCGTTGACCGTAAGGAAGCATCTGGTATCGCGCTGGAAGCCGGACAAATTCAGCCGATGTTCCTGAAAACCTACGAACAGTATATTCGTAGCGACCCAGAAACAGAACTGATCTCTAGCTCGGTTATGTACTCCGTGGCTAGAGCCATGTCCGACACCCAACTGCACGACGAGGTCAAGAAGGTTGAGGCTGCGTTTAATGAAGAAGTCTCGCCAGAGGTTCAGGCGTACCACGACGAAGTGATGCAAGAAGACACTGATCGCCACACTCAAGCTGCGGAACAAGATGTAGCTCCGATCACGCTAGGAGGGCCAGACGTAGCGCCTCCCCGTATTGACCAGCCATATATGAGGCAATACGGCGTTAAAGTATATCGTCAGATCAAGGGTGAGTTTAAGAAACCCCTTATTAGACATTTTGCCGCTGCGAATGATCTTGATGCACAAAATTTGGCTCAATCCTCTGCTGCTATAAACAAAGACGCCTTCAGAGTTGATGAGCCTTATATCGATGATCCTAATTGGGATGAAGAGAAGCAAGCTCCGAAGTTTTCTGTGCGTCGTTGGGGTCGAGTGTTAGATAATTACGAATATCAACTCGCAACACAATTCGCTCCCGCTGTATCTTCTAGAGTCGATGAGAGCTTAAATGAAGACACACGAGGTATGGCTTGGTTGGATAGTGGTGAGCCGCTGCCGGTTGTTCTTTTGCAAGGCGTCGATCAAAACGGTGCAGGTTTTGGACGCGAGCATATCGTAGCCAAAGCAGCTCGCTTTGGCAGTGTTAGAGAGATGTCTATCAAACTAAAGGGTATGCTTGAGAAGTCGTATATAAAAGGCAGTAAAGATCATCGAGTAAGAAGATATGTAGCGAAAGACCCCGCTGAACGAAGCGACCTTGACTACCAAATGACTTGGAAAGACCCCAGCGACGGCACTGTATATGTGTTGGGGCTGGAGAAGTACACCAAAGATAGAGTCAAGTATGCCGCTATCGTGACGTTCTATCCTATGGATCGCAAAGATGGCAAGAACGCTGGAGATGTAGCATCTGAGAACGATATTCAAGAGTATATGAGAATGCAAGAGGCGCGGCGTTCGCCACCAAGCACAGTACCGCGCTTCTCTATAGCCCCCGTTCAAGAAATTGAGAAGATGTCGCCACAGGATAAGGTCAAGGAGCTAAAGAAGCTTCAGATATTTAATCTGTTCGATGGCGACGGGGTCAACGCTCAACTCAGAGATGCGGTTAATGATAAGAGCAGGTCCACGCTGGTGTTTATGACACCGGACGAATACAGGCTTATGTCGCTGCGTAATCTACGCAACCCTACCCAAGTGAAAGTTTACGCTGACAACATTGACCGGGGAATGTTGGTGAATGAACTCCCTCGTCTTATAATGGATGGCGGGCGTGACGGGACGTTAGGACAAGTTAACGGCCATGAAGGACGCCATAGGGTACGGGCGCTTGAAATGCTGGGATTCGACTTGATCCCTGTAATAATGATCCACGACACGCACAGGTGGGGCGAGAATCCTCCGTCTGATTTACCAAGTGAACTGAAGGCTCAAGATCAAGAAGATATCATCCCGATGCCACAAAGCGTCATCTTCCCTGACGGTGAGATGACTTCACGTTTGGATGATGTGATTGCTGCCAATAAGTCTGAAGGACAGCTCAGGTTCTTCGCAGGACTTGCTTACGACCAATTGCAGATGGATGCATCTGTTGTGCGCCTCAAGGAGGAGATATCCTATCTGGCCCGGCAAACCTTTGCGACCAGTGGCGGCCTTCGCCAGAAGGTCATCCGCGAACTGAGTCAACCTATGAAAGAAGCTGCCGAGACCCACGGCGCACGAGTAACCAACTCAGCCGCCCAAGGCATGTATGGCGACTTCCAAGAACTATCTGTTAGTTTCGACGCTAGTTTCCCCGGCGGCGAGGGTATGACAGGCGTCAACAACGCAGCCGCTGAAGTTATGTTGGCTGCGAAGCGCAATAAACAAACAGACGCTTTTGCCGCTGTGGAAGTGCCGCTTGACTACGATGGTGATAACGTCCGCCCCGGTCTGACAATCTATTTCTATCCTAAATCAATGGGCGGCACCACAGGCCGGACATTGGAAGAGGTCCAAGAGTTTATTGACCAACTCCAGACTACAAATGTCCAAGGTTACACAGCATTTCAATCCAACGATGCTACGAGCGACACCGAAGGGTATGAAGGTATACGGTTTATCTGGGTGCCAGAGTATACCGGCCTGTCGGAAGCAGACGTACGACAGAACAAACTTGACACTCTTGCGGAGCTTGATGTAATAGTACAAAGAGTAAACGAACTTAACATAGGCAGCGCGAGAGCCGCTAAGTATATCGCTGCGCTAGGTAGAGAAGGAACATACGATGAGACAGCAGAAGCCCTCACCAACCCCGACACCGACTCCAACACTGTTGGAGGAGTTGGAGAGCGCGGGCCTTGGAAACGGTCCGTACGCGACAGCGTTGCGGAAAGGTCTGGCCGAGGAACAGGAACGTCCGGGGATGGGCAGAGCCTCGTTTATGACAACACTGAAGGTACAAAATACTCAGTAGCCCCCGGCCAACAGTTACTTCAAGCTGATCCTGCCAGTCTTGGGCTATCCCCTGCAATGGCAGCGCGGGTCAATCCTATCTACCGTCCCGGCGCTATTCCTGCTGCGCGGATGAAAGGTGGTAACCAAGATGCCGCCCGTTGGCTGGAGACAGCCTTCGAAGGCGAAGCCGTTACTGATATGAAGGCAGAATTGTCGCCTGAGCGGATTGAAGAAGTTGCCACACTCATGGCCGCTGAAGTCCAACTAGGGTTTGCAGGAAGTAGCAACGCCTTCGATTGGTACTCTGGCGCACTAGACCGCGCCCTCGATGTAGTTAAAGTGAAATACCCAATGATCGCTGACGATGCTGCCGCTGCTGAAGCGGGCTTCGGTACTGCGGCTAATGCCCGGTTTGTCTTCACCTACATCATGGCGGTGACCTCACAGAACCTCGCCGTGGACGCCAACGCTATCGCCACTGATAAAGCCTTTGGTGATATGGTAAAGCGTGTCAAAGCGGGTAAATTCCATATGTTGGAGTCTTACGGGACTGGCGATAAACAAAAAGCTATGGCGAAAAACTTCAAGAAGTTTGGGGTTACGCTTGACCGTATGCCCGGCGAGACTTTCCCTGAGAAACTCGCTCAACTCGACATGACTTTTCGCAGAAGCATGACTGTTAAAGATTGGGTCACCGAGTTCAGGAGCTTGGGCATCCCATACACCACTCCCGGGCAGACCGCTATGGACGCCGTAGTTTATGGCTCCTCAATCCTTGGCCCAAAAATTGGTAATGGATTTTGGCAAAACCTCAATCAGAATTTTAACCCACTGACCATCGATCTATGGATGCGCCGCACATGGGGCCGTCTGACCGGGAAGAGTATAGGAAACCCAAGCGCGCTTCCTGAGCAGCGCGACAGATTTAAACGCGCTATCGTCCGGTCAAGGTCTCGTAAGCAAGGCGTCGAGGATCACGTCGAGGCTGCACGGTCTTACGTCCGCTTGTTGGAAAAAGAATTAGAGCAATTCAAGACGATACCCGTTACAGAGTTTGCCACCAAGAAAGCGTTCACTGAAGAAACTAAACGCCTCGCTGCGGAGTTGGTCGAAGCCAAAGAGATCGCTGCCGATCTGCAAGGCATCAAAATCCCTGAAGTCTGGAAGCCAGAATACAACAATAATGATAAGGCTTTGCTCGATTATGCCAAGCGCGCATTAAGTGTGTGGACTAAAGAATATCACCGCCTCGTCAGCGTCAGTAACTCAGAGGAAATCCCCGCCGAGCTACAACCTACTTGGGCTAGAGCCGCTAAGACAATAGTCACGAACTTAGCTAAACCCCTTGATCAAGTAGCCAACGGCACTCAACGCAGACAGATCGAAGCTGCTGGGGCGCGGACGTTAGAGATACTGGCCGAACGTGGGGTGCGAATGACAATGGCGGACATGCAAGCTATGTTGTGGTATCCTGAAAAAGAACTTTGGGGCGCGCTTAGGTTGAAGTTGGATGTGAATGAAGCTGGTGTCCCTGTAATACCTGAAAGTTCACTCAATGAGAGCTATGACACTGCTTTTACTAGAATTTTAGGGAGACAGAATAATGAAGTCCGAGGAGCTGCAAGAGATCGAAGCGGAGGAACTGGAGCAGGAGCCATCACTGGACAAGATGCTCGATCTCAACGATCCGAAAGTGCTATCGGGGTTGACCCAACTAGTGCAGAAGTTGATGGACGAGGACAAAATGAAACTCCGTTAACTAAGTTCTCTGTTGCTGGGCCAATAAACACAGATAATTTTAGAAACTGGTTTAAGAACCCATCCAAACAAGCTCTAAATGAAGACGGCTCTGGCGATCCTAAAGTTCTGTATTTTGGCGCTAGAGAAGATTTTGATGTGATAGCTATGAAACATAAATCAGAGGCAACCTTTGTAAGTGAGTCACCAGATTTTGTTGAAGATTTCATCGGAGAGTATGAAACATCCTATGAAGGCGAATTAAATAGTGAAGGCGATTTTGCACCCATCCAGAAGCGTCCACGGATTTTTCCCGTATTCATGTCTCCTAAGAAGATATTTGATTTTAGAGACCCAGAGCATATTGAGTTAGGGACGCAACATATTAAAACAGTTGCTGCCAACCCTTTTTCTGTACTTGATGGTATTGGTCCGCGAATCGAGCCTTACGAACTAAACGGAATGCTAAAAAGACTAAAACAGGGCGCTTGGGATATCATAGAACCATTCTATTTTACAAAGATGCTACGAGAAAATGGCTTTGACGGCTTTGCAGTCGTAGAACGTCCTAGTGATCCTATCTCTAATATGAACCCTATAAATTATGGGCTGTTCAATCGTGACGATATTAAATCTGTATTTAATGAAGAATATGATCGTAGCGATCCTAAGTTCTCTGTTACGAACCTGAACAGTTTTGAACAAGGTGTTCAAGATAGACTTACCGAAAAAGATAAGACTATCTGGAATAAAGCTAATAAGTATAGAAAACGCTGGCTATCTCCGGGCGGCTTGTTGCCAGAAGGAGTGCTTGATATTAAAGTCATGCGCGACGGGATGTTCCGTGTAGGTGATGATATTGTTATGAGATCGCTTAAGTCTTTTGAGACAGCGGTCAAGAAAGTTTACGGAAAGCATTATCTTTTTCTAACTTCTCAACAGAAAAATAATATCGACGCCCTCTTACATGGCGATGAAAGTGTAAATGTTGACCCAGCAATACGGGGAGCTGTGTTTAAAATGCGTCAAGACATCGATGCAATGTCGGACAGCTATGTGAAAATACTGAAAACACAGATAAGAGAACTTCGCGAACAAGCTCAAGGTTCAAGAGCCTTAGATGAAGAGTACAAAGCTAAAGGAGGCGACCTTGCCGCTGCTCGTGCGGAAGCTCTTGAAAAGACCATCGTGGATAATAAAGGCACTTATGTTTCCCGCTCTTATAAAGTCTTCACCGATCCAAACTGGTTTACTAAACTACCCCCAGAAGTGACCGTTGCTGCGCTTAATTATTTAGCAACTCAATATGACGGCGACTACAATGTGGCTGAATTAAAACTAAACGAACTCGTTAAAGGTGATAAGACCGCATTTATGAATATGGAGGGATTAATAAAAGAGTCCACTCTTGGTGCTAAAGATTTAACTATACTGATGGGCCGCAAGAATATTGCCCCGGAAATACGAGCGTTGTTAGGTGAGAATACCGACGCTGATGTGAACTATGCTCGAACAATGTTAAAGATGAACCGTCTCATCCACAACACTCATTTTCTAAATGTACTCAAAGAAAAAGGTGACGGTAATTTTCTTTTCGAAGAAGGAGACCCTCGTCGTCCACCAGAGGCAACTGCCAAATTAGCTGGGAACTCTTCTAAGGTTATGGAGCCACTTAACGGTATGTTCACGACGCCGGAAGTTAAACAGGCTTTAGAAGATGCCCTTGGAAAAAGTTCGCTACCGCAGTATCTGAACAACGTCATTGGCATCAACGGCGCTATTAAATATGGCAAGGTCGTTCTTTCGCCAGCAACTCAAGTCAGAAACTTCATGTCTGCACCCTTCTTTGTAATGCAAAGCGGTACGTTTGATTTAAGGTATATGAAGTTAGCTATGCAAACTGTGACGGATCAAATCCGAGCAAGAGAGGGTGGCTCTGTGGAATACTACCGTGATCTTGTTAAGAAAGGTGTGCTTTATGATACACCTAACGCTGGGTTGCTTCAGGATTTGTTGGATGATAGCCAGCAAGTCTTTGCCGCGATAGATAACGCTACTGGGTATAGCGCTCCAGCGAAAATAGCCAAGAATACGCTCAAGAGGTGGAATGATAATATTAAAAAAGTTTACCGTGCTTCAGATGATTTCTGGAAGATAGTTGCTTATGAAGGCACCAAGGCGCAACTAGCTCAAGCTAAACCCAACTTGTCAATTCAAGAAATCGAGGCAATGGCCGCCAAACGAACCCGCGATACCGTTCCGACTTACTCGTTAACGGGTAAGGGCATGAAGGCGTTGGGTAGGTTCCCGCTTGTTGGTTCGTTTGTTGCGTTCTCGTCTGAGATAATCAGAACATCTATAAACAATATAAAGCTCATCCAATCAGATTTGAAAGACCCAGACCTGAGACCATTAGCTTACAAACGTATGGTTGGAATGGCGGTTGCTCACGCATGGGCTGGAGCGGCTGCGAGTATGACCGCAGCACTTTATGGAGTAGATGACGACGAAGAAGAAGCAATGCGGAAGTTAGGAAGTCCTTGGGCTGAAAACTCAGCGATTGCTTATTTGGGGCGCGATGATGACGGCAGGATGCGAACGATAGATTTATCGTTTGTCGATCCTTATAATATTTTTCACAAGCCACTCGTTGCGCTGATGCGTAACCAACCTTGGGGAGATAGCCTTGCCGGAGCCGTTAATGAGGTATGGAAGCCTTTCTTTGGATTGGATATTGCCGCTGGTTCCATATTTGAATTAGTCTCTAATAGTAAAATACGCAGTGGCGCGCCAATATTCAACCCGGATGCGCCGGGTCTGGACCAATCTGCGGATATCGCAGAACATCTGATCACTACATTAGGGCCGGGGGTTGTGTCTCCGATTGTTCGCATATATAAAGCTGCCTTCGATAAGAAAACCTCACAAGGTAGAGTTTACAAACTTGAAGATGAAATCGCTGCCACCTTCGGTGTGAGACTTTCCACCTTCGATCCGAAGTTCGCCATGTATTATCGCGTGAGCAACTTTAAAGAACAACTGAGCAATGCAAACTCTTATCTATATAAAGCGGCTTCAGATATCAATCCTGTCGATGATGATGCTTTAGCCTCTGCCTTCAAGAGTGCTAATGATATCAGGGTTCGTGGATATAACGATATGATGCAAATTGTTAACGCTGCACGGAAATCAGGTTTGAGTAATCAGCAAATTAGAAAAATATTGAGAGTTTCAAATCTATCTAAAAAATACTCGAACGCTCTGGCCCGTGGCAAAGAAGCTCCGAAGTGGAAACTTGGCAACACCTTCCTCAAAGGCGCTACCAAAAGAGCGAAAACTCTTATTGATAGAGAGACTGCTGATGAATTTAGGAGACGTAGGCGGCTGGTACGTCAGCTTTCGCGTACTCTGCAACAGTAGCCGCGCAATTCAATACGTTAACCCAGCAGGTCTTTACGAATGTGATTGGCGATATCTTCACCCATCGTCATACCTGTAGACATCTTAACGCCTAATCGAGAGTTCTTCGCCACACGCTCACATGCAGCTTCAACTCCCAATCTAAACCCCGACTCCGTTTCAGCCAATGTTGGCGCAGTCTCAGGTTCTGCGCTCTTTGAGGTTTTTGGCGGGGTCTTGGCCGTCTCCTGTTTGCGGTCTGGGTAGCGACGCGGTTGGTAAGTTTTCGGGGGCATTGGCAATAATTCCTTCTTGACGTTTCATGTGGTGCAATAGCTCTATCATCATGAGGTGCGCCATATCACGATCTATTTCAAAGTTACTGAACCTACCATCTGGCATAATCAGCTTGGCATAACATGTGGCCTTGGGATCGTTTGAATATTGGAAGACCATAGCGGGTTTTAATTCAAGTCCATCAGTCATCTGGATTTCATCTTATCTATAAAAGGTTGAGTAAATCCTTCATAAGGAATGTTTTCAACTATTGGGTGGCCTACCTCTGTTATCACCCCAGCTTTGTCTCGACAAAGGGAGTTATATATCTCCACCAAAGCTAATGCCCGATCAGATATTTCTCCGTTTTCAGGCAAGAACAACTGAAGACTATCGTCCTCAGTTAAAACAAGAGCGGTGTCGTTAGCATCAAGCACAGAAGTCTGTCCTCTTAGCACAGTGTAGGCGTCTTTCATTTCGCCAAATAATGCATCTACATACTTCAATTCATAGTCTCCTTGTCTATTGGCCCAGCAGCATACAATATCATCTGCTTAATAGCCCTCATGTCATCCGCTAAGGCGTCTTGAAACCCCCTATCCCAATACCACAACTGTCCGATATGTTTTGCAGACTGTAGATATGGGTTTGATGTTAATGCCTGACCGCGATGATACGCGGTCTGACCATCGTGGTATTCAGAGGTAACAAATTTAATCTCCGTCATGTGGTCTCATCTCTTTAATTTAAGCTTCCATAAAATATATGGTTCATCACAGACATCATCACACGTTTGAGCCGGAATAGATTTTGCATCGGGGTCCAACGGAGACTTCCCAACGTAATGCCACTTAGCGCCTTGTGCTACTTGCTCTTCGACAGTCTCAAAAAATTCTTGGTTATCAACTCCGAATAAGCTGCCAACTGAAACCATAAAAACCAAAATTAAATCCATCATCCGTCTCCTTCTTCTATATCATACGGCCTCATCCAGATCGGCGTCTCTTCACCGTGCCACCCGCCGCCGATGTTAAACTCAAAGAACTCTTCGGCATCATCATATGTCATGGCGTCCCGTTCCATCAAGATTTCAATGATCTTACCAACATCATAAACGAGCAGGTCTTTCTGGCCGCAGCGTGATCCAACGCCGATTATAGCATTGTCCAGACCGTCAGCTTTGAGCATCCTTCAAAGCCCTTTCAGCCAGCATTGCGTAGAACTCAACACCTTCAGATATAGCGGCGATGTCGCGGATTTCTTCTAAAGCGGTACGCAACCGCTGGTTTTCTATTTGTAAAGCCTTCACCATTGCTTGAGCAACATCACTCATTTTACTCCTTCCTTCGTGGTCTATCATCAATGAGCGTACCAAAATCTTGAGCGTCTAAAACTATAGCGCAACATGCCATGACATTACCTAGATGAGATTTAGTGGTGTCAGGATCATTGTCTTCGATCTCTTTCCACTCTTGGATATGACGCAACATTGCGTTGATATAAGTCATAGCCTCCACCGGATCGTCCCGCCAGTTCCACGGCCCGTACTTATCTGCGCCTAACTGGTGGGCGGCGGCCTGTGCCTCCATAGAAACCTTGGGTATCAAACCTAAACTGGCTTTTGCATCTCCATATTGCTTCTTAGGGTTAGACATAATTTTCTCTATTGTGCTTTTATAATTTGACGTGTATGTTACACCCCACACTTCGGAAGTCAAGGATAAGAATTAATGGGTATTAAAGCCGCCGCTATCGAAGAGATGGATAGCCTCATGAAAGAGTTTGACATCTCGCCCAGTAGAATAGGTCGAGACTTATTTAATAATCCTAACTTTTACAGCAAATTATTAGACCCTGAAACCAAGGTTACAGATGTGACGTTGGACCGTATATTTTCATATGCGTTAAAGATGAGGGGACAGCAAAAGCTGCCTCTAGGTGACTGAAGGGTCGCTTCAGAGATACTTCAAAAGTGCTTGCACTAAAGAAGGTATTCTCTGGAGAAAGATTAAGTTTGAGGGGCAACGAGGTTGCCCAGATGTTATGATAGCCTACGGGGGTCGAGTAGTTCTCGTTGAACTAAAGAACCCGAACAAGAAGGGACGATTAAGCGCATTACAAGCTAGACAGATTGCCAAGTTCAAACAAGTCGGAATAGAGGTCCACGTAGTGGACAACAAGGATCAGATAGATAATGTTATCCGAGAAATCGTTAAAACCCGAACAGGTTGAGGCCATTGAGCGCCTAAGTACTCGTAAGACAACTCTATTGGTAGCCCCCACAGGCGCTGGCAAGACAGTCATTTGTTTGAGTGCTATCCAGAGAATACTTGCAGCGGGAAAGCTGAAGCGCGTCATCGTGGCGTGTCCAGCCAAGGTGGTCAGCGTGTGGCCCAAGGAAGTGGCGAAGTGGCCGCATTTGAAGGGGCTGATCGTAAAAGACTTAACGGGTGAACCAGAGATACGTTCTGCCAAGTTAGACCTGCCATTCATTGGTGTTATTGTGGTATCCCTCAACAACCTAGAGTGGCTGCTCAACCAAGATCACTACGCTGACGGCATCATTATTGATGAGCTATCAAAGGCCGCTGGCCGACAGACCAAGGGTCTGAACACCAAGGTGCGCGGCGACTGCTTTATCTGGCGTGTCGGTATGAGCGCCACCCCCGTCAGCCAAGACTTCGAGAAGCTATTCACTATGTGTCGGCGTGTCGATAAGGGCAAAGCCTTTGGCACCAACAAGAACAACTACCTCAACAAGTATTTCTATTCAGATTACATGGGCTACAACTGGACCCTCAAAGAAGGCTCCTCCGCTCTCATACTGAGCCAGATCACGAAGCTGGTTCACATGGTTGGGGATACCAAAGAAGCAGACCTGCCTAAGCTCACAGAAGAGTTCATTCGGTTTGATATGCCAGACGCAACCCGTGTCGCGTACAAAAAGATGAAGAAGCACATGCTTGTGGGTGATGTCGCCGCAGTTAACGCAGCCGTCCGCGATGGCAAGCTCCGTCAGCTTTCCAGTGGGTTTGTCTACAACGAGGCCAAGGCCGTGCTTAAGTATGATGGCGCACGTATTGATGTGGCGGTGGATTGGTGGTTAGCGCGTAAGCGGCCCTGTGTAATCTTCTACGAATATGTGGAGCAAGGTGCGCGCCTAAATCAGGTATTTCGTAAACAGTTGTCGGCTAATATTGATGACTTCATCAGCGGTAAGGGTGAAGTTCTTATCGCCCAGATCAGCAGTTTATCTCACGGTGTGGACGGCCTCCAGAATGTCTCGCATGATGCATTGTTCTTCCATCCTGTCTGGTCACGGGACCAAAAAGAACAGGCCATTGGAAGATTGTGGCGCACAGGACAGCAGCATGAGGTCACAATCACCACGTTGGTGTGCGACAACACGTTGGATGATGTGGTTGTGGCTCGTGTCGAAGGCCGAGCCGAATGGATGGATTTATTTACTAAACATATGGAAGGCAGATAATGGAACACTCTAACAAAGGCGCATCAGGAGCGCATAGATGGATGCCTTGCCCCGGCAGCGTTAATGCTGAAAAAGATTATCCTCGCGACACAAACAAGTACGCCGCTCAAGGCACAGCCGCCCATGAGTTGGCTGAGAAATGTTTACGTGTCGGGCAAGACGCTAAGAAATTTATTGGCAAGAAGATTAAGGTCGAGGGCATGACCTTTGAGGTAGATGGTGAGATGGCGCGTGGCGTCCAGCTTTATCTGGATGTTGTGCGGGAGGATCGAAACTATATGAAGACGAATAAGATACATATAGAAACGAAAGTTGATCTTACTAAAATCCATCCGGGGTTATTTGGCACCAACGATGCGGCGCTTTGCACTAAGACTAAACTTAATATCTATGATTTTAAGTATGGTCGTGGAGTAGTTCAGGCAGAAGATAACGTACAGTTATTATATTACGCACTGGGCGCACTCTTAGAAATGGACCCGCAGAAGAAGGTCGAAGAGATTGAGATGATCATCGTCCAACCTCGTGTAGCTGACCCAGTTAAACGCTGGACTGTGTCCCGCCAATACTTAAAGGATTGGGCGAAAGTACTCAGAGCCGCAGCCATAGCGACTGAAGCAGAAGACGCTCCGCGCATCCCCGGTGAGAAACAATGCCAGTGGTGTAAGCATAGGTCGGCTTGTAAAGAGTTGGAGAGTATGGCACTTGAAAAGGCGATGGTAGATTTTGATGAAGAAGGCAATCTTGAATTGCCAAATGTATCGATCATGGGGGACAACGCTCTTGCTGAAGTTTTGAGATGGTCGCCTATTATAAAAACATATCTCAATGCCATAGAAAGCAAAGCCAGAAGTATGCTTGAGGCTGGCGAACCTGTGAGCGGATACAAATTGGTAGATAAGCGTCCCGTTCGTAAGTGGACAGACCCTGCCATTACAATAAGAGGATTAGTTGAGCTTGGCTTAGATGACGATGACATGTTTAAAGAACCTGTTTTATTATCGCCAGCTCAAATGGAGAAATTACTCACCAAGGATCAGCGCGCTGAGATGGCTGAACTGGTGGTTTCCGAGAGTTCCGGCTACAAGATGGTGCCGGACAGTGACCCTGCTGATGAAGTGTCCGCAGGTACAGTCAGCGATTTTGCTGACGATTAACCAAGACTGAAAAGGAAGACAAGTATGTCTCAAGTCAAAACGCCACTGGCAAGGTTAAGTTATGCCAGACTTCACACTCCTGAGAAGGCCAACAATGGCAAAGATAAGTACTCTGCAATGTTGATCTTCGCTCCGGGTGAAGACCTTGAAGCCCTTGAAGATGCCGCATGGGACGCAGCTATGGACTTCTACGGCTCTGAAGCAAAAATGCCTTCAGGTGTAAAGAAGAAGAAACTTGCTAAAGGCTCAGGTTGGCCCTTCCGCGATGGTGAAGACCAAGATGGTAAGGACGGCCATGAGGAAGGTGGTCAATATATAAATGTATCGACTTATGGCACAGCCCCGAAAGTTGTCCGCAAAGTCGGCGGTGTCATGCATAAAGTAGAAGCTGATGAGATTAAGTCCGGGGACTATGTAAAAGTTATGCTGGCTGCCAAAGGTTTTAAAGTTGACGGCAACTCAGGTGTCACTTTCTACATGGGCAATGTTCTACTCGTTAAAGCCGGGGATGCTTTGGGTGGCGGGTCAACTGATCCGAACTCAGATTTTGATGATGAAGAGGATAGCGCTGAAGCGGAAGATATTACTAATGTCGTTCCCATTAATGCGGATGACAACGACGACGACGACTTCATCTAGAACTAAGACTGAAGGGGAGGCATATCCGCCTCCCCTTATTTCTATCTATTATGGAAGATGCTTATGCCCGAAATGCTGAGAGTAGATTTCGAGACCCGCAGTAAAGTAGACCTACCAAAACGTGGCGTTCATATATATGCGGAAGACCCAAGCACAGATGCTTGGTGTATGGCATACGCATTTGATGACCAGCCTGTTGAGCTATGGGTCATGGGTGAAGATTTGCCAGCAAATATACGTAAGCATGTTGAGGCTGGGGGATTACTAGGTGCGTGGAACGCATCATTTGAGTTGGCTATTTGGAATCACATCATGGCCCCTCGATATAATTGGCCCAAAATAAAAGCATCACAATGCCGCTGCACCATGATGATGGCTGGAGCTATGAGCTTGCCTCTTGGTTTGGATCGCTGCGCTTCTGCCATGAGTTTAGATATATCTAAAGATCAGCAGGGCTACTCACTCATGTTACGTATGGCGAAGCCGCGCAAAGTAAACCCCCTTACTTGGTGGGATGTTCCAGCGCGATTAGAAAAACTACATAATTACTGCAAACAAGATGTCGAAGTTGAGCGCAAACTGGCTGGTAAACTCAGGCCATTAAGTGATAAAGAACAGGCGTTATGGGTGCTTGACCAAGAAATTAATAATCGTGGTGTGCCTGTTGATCTAACTTCAGTCAACGGCCTTATTGGTTGGTGCAAACAAGAACGCATCCGTTTGAATAATGAGATGGTAAGAGTGTCAAACGGCCAAGTCACGAGTTGCGCTGACTTAGTAAACCTCAAGAGATTCGCCAACTTAGCATCCGTTGCTAAAGAATCTTTGATTGACGCTATAGATACCAAAGAAGGCGTTGTGTTAGAGGCTCTTATATTGAGGCGCGACTTTGCCAAGACATCCACTAGAAAGCTAGACGCCTTTAAGATAGGCACTATGGACGACAATATGATGCGCGGCATCTTTCAATTCTATGGTGCGGTGTCCACAGGCAGATGGTCGGGCCGTAGGGTCCAGCCGCAAAACTTTCCTCGCCCAACCTGTTCACAAAAAGAGATCGAACGGCGTATTGATGATGGCGATATGTCGAGCTTGCAAGATGTGTCGGACTGTCTGCGTGGAATGATCGCCGCTAATAAAGGTGCAGAACTTGTGTGCGCTGACTTCTCCGCTATTGAGGCCCGTGCTTTGGCGTGGCTGGCTGGGGAAGATAAAGTTATTGATGCTTTTATAGAGGGTCGGGATTTATATAAGATCGCCGCCGCTGACATCTATGGTGTCAAGTATGAAGAGGTCACTAAAGATCAACGTCAAGTGGGTAAGGTGGCTATTCTTGCACTGGGCTACCAAGGAGCCAAGGGTGCATTTAATGCTATGGCAAGTGGGTATGGGGTGAAGCTACAAGATGCACAGGTTGAAAAGATTGTTGCGGCGTGGCGGGACGCCAATCAAAACATCGTCAACTGGTGGTACGATTTAGATCGCGCCGCGCAAAGAGCCATAACGCATCCCGGCGATAAGATGAGAGTTGGCCGAACAATATTTCAATATCACCATGGGCATCTGTGGATGAAGATACCTTCGGGGCGCTTGATGTGTTTCCCCTTGGCAAAAATAAAAACAATCGACAAGCCGTGGGGTAAAGGTAAAGCCATTACCTATATGGGAGAGAATACATACACACATAAAGTCGAAAGGCTTTCGACATATGGCGGCAAGATTGCCGAAAACATCACCCAAGCCATTGCTAGAGATTTACTGGCTGAGGCTTTGGTACGTGTCGAGGCTGCTGGCTACAAAGTATGTATGCATGTTCATGATGAGTTAGTCGCGCACCTACATGAAGGTGGTGGGGTAAAAGAGTTTGAAAATATTATGGCTGAAGTGCCAGCATGGGCAGATGGTCTGCCTCTGGCTGCTGAAGGTTGGCAAGGAAGAAGGTATAGAAAATGATCAGGAAAAAGTTTGCAGCAGCATTGGCTGCTAAAAGTTTTAATATATTTAGATTACGTCCTAATGATAAAAAGCCTTACGCAGGTGGGTGGCAGAAAGAAGCCAAGCCTGATGGTAAAGCTTGGGCCAATGGTAAAGATTATAACATCGGCGTCGCCACAGGCGGTGGGTTATTGGTCGTGGATATCGATATGAAAGAGTTTGACGGGGAGGCCAACTGGACTGCGTTGGGCATCAAAGAGAGTCCGTTCCAAGTAAAGACTCCATCAGGTGGGCGGCATCTTTATTATGAAACAGATGTAGATGTATCCAACTCCGCCAGCAGTATATGCGACGGCGTAGATATAAGAGGATTGGGCGGATATGTAGTCGGCCCCGGAAGTGAATTAGATGGCGTGGCTTATAAGGTTATAACTATTGGCGCACAAATGTTGAAGGCACCTGATGGGCTTATAGCTATATGCAACAAAGCTAAAGTACGTGAAGACGAACATGATATTCCTGTGGGGGATTTAGACACACCTGAGAACATCAAGTCAGCCAAGAAATACCTAGATCAACACGCGCATATATCCATTGAGGGATCAGGCGGTGACGCCACGGCATTTGGTGTGGCTGCACGGGTACGCGACATGGGTATATCGGAAACTAAATGTCTTGAGATGCTCATGATAGAGGCTGGATGGAATGACAGGTGCGAGCCGCCGTGGGATATAAATGAATTAGAAGTCAAAGTAGGGAACGCTTATAAGTATTCGTCCTCCAAGATTGGCCGTGATACGGCTGAAGCTCAGTTCGCTGACGAGCCAGATAGTGGCCCTGTAGTAAAACGAACACTGTCTGCAATGGAACGCTTTTATCAGAGGTTCTCTTACATAGCCATCGGCACCTCGCATGTCATTGGCGAAGAATACATCGGCCCGAATGGCCGTCCCCGATTCACGACATATGGTGAGAAAACCTTCCACGGCATGACTGTCGCGGATTACTTCATAGATGACGATGATAAGAAGGTATACATATCCAGAGCTTGGATCATGTCTGAGAAACGCCGCACCTATCGTGGCTTTACATTCGATCCGCAAGTCATCGGCCCCGTGCATGGTAAGTACAACCATTGGCGGGGCTTCACACACCAGCCTATATATGGAATGACCTTGGAAGACGCCAAGGCTGGCTGTGATAAATATCTAAAACACATACGTGATGTCGTATGCGGCGGCGATATAAAATCATACAAGTGGGTGATCAATCACTTCGCGCATCTTATCCAATATCCTTGGAAGAAGCCTGAAACCGCTATCGTTGTCACAGGTAAAAAGGGTGTGGGGAAGTCTCTTATCTTTGATGTAATCGGTGCCTTGATGCGGGACAATTACATAGTTACTGCTGAGAAGCGTATGCTCTTGGGGCAGTTCAACTCGCACATGGAGAGCGCGCTTGCGTTCCAGTTTGAGGAAGCCTTCTGGGCCGGAGACAAAGCCGCAGAGGGAAAGCTCAAGCATGTGATCACAGGTAAAGATCACGCAATCGAGCGTAAAGGTTACGAGCCTTACATGGTACGCAACTTCGCAAGAATTTACATAACGTCCAACAACGCATGGGCCATCCCCGCCACAGTAGATGAAAGACGTTTCGGCGTATTCGCATGTCTCGCATTAATGCGTGGAGACAAGGCGTACTTCAAGGCTATTTATGACCAGCTTGAGGGTGAAGATAACCACGGGTTTAAATGCTTAATGACGGCATTGTCATTGATGGATGTGGATCAAACGCTGGTGCATGTACCGCCAAAGACCCAAGCATTGGCTGACCAGAAAGAGGAAACTCTGGATATCGAAGCTAAGTGGTTACATGAATGCTTGATGGAAGGCGCTATATCAGGCACCCAAACCGGTTTTGAAGATGGCGAATTATGGCCTGTAGATGTCTTATGTCAGGATTTATATGAGATATATAGGGACTATTCACGGGATCACGGCTTTCGTTACTCACAGTCGGGGAGGGCTTTTGGGAGGCGTTTAAATGATATGCTTGGTAGTAATGTTACTAGATCGCGTCTTATGAGAAACAATAAACGTCAATATTTTTATGTATTTTCTGAATTGGAATACTGCCGTGAGGGTTTTGAAAAGTGGTTTGGGCATAAAATCGAGTGGGATTGAAAATATAAACGGGGTAGTGGGGGCAGTGAGGGGGCAATAAAAAAGGCGTAAGCTGTTGATATCATTAAGATTGCCTCTTTTGACCCGTTACCCCCTTGATAATCTCACCCCGCTACTCTGGACACGCACGGCACGGCGGCGGGTATTATTATTTATATTCTTACCTATACCTATTATTTTAAGGGGGTATATAGGGCAACAAGGGTCAAAGCCTTGGTGAGCTTGGGCTTGAGTTGCCCCCTTATCGATGCCCCCTTGAAAATTAAGGGGGTAGTGGATATTTTGCATGATTTTGTTTCTGGTAGGGGTGGAGGAGCGGCTAGGAGCCGTTTAGAGGGGTGTTGGCCTATATCTGGGGTTTGGATACCCCAGATACAGGCCAAGGGGTTAGTAGGCGTATTCAGGCGGCGGCTAGGTGTTCATCCGCCCATAGTTTATATGTGTTAGGTAGGGCGTGGATGGCGTCTTTGCCTTTGTCGGTCGGATGTATCTTGTTTTCATCAAGGGTCATAAGCAAGACGCCTCTTGTTGAGCTGATGAAGTGTTTGGATTTCCAAGGGGCTGAAGCTTTACTTCGGACCTGCACAATCCATTGCCTGTTGTCGGCTACGATCTGGGCGCGAGGGTTGATAGCTAATACGTGGACTTGAGTTTTATTATTCATAGGTTTTTTTCCTTGAGAGCTTGTTTGATGAGAGAGATTATTTCTTTGGAAACAGATCGCTCCTCTGAAAGAGCTAGAGCTTTTAGACGAGGGTGTAGCTCGGGTTTAACCAGTACAGTGACCCGGATATCTTTTTTCTTCTTAATAGGGTTAAGCATTTTTAGTTTCCTCTAGTAAACATTGGTCGGCCAATCGTGCAACCTGTCCACGTTTGGATGTCCATATTTTTTTGAATGCTGGATCATTTGCGCGGTCAATCATCTTATTGAATGCCCGATACATGTTTAGGTATTTAGGGTCAGACAATGTGGCTATGAGTTCACGGGCATTGTTGGTCATGGTTCAGGTGTCCTTTTGCTTGAAGTGATCATCAAGTGCTTCGTGTATTTCATTACTTGATGCGAGGCTGGTGCTTGCAATAAGCATTTGCGGGATCAGGAAGAACGGATGTGTTCTTTCTTGGTTTTCTTCATCCCTGTCGATGTCTAATGTTGTGAAGGTTAGCTTGCCCGTTTCATCACGATGGTATTCGATACCATCGATGCCGTGATGTTGGTCGGTGAGTAGGCTGTTGGTGTTCAAGCAGTCGTCACACCAATCGCGGATACGTTTGATGACCGCCTTGGTCACCGGGTTGAGTTCGCTGTTCATTTTAATCATGATAGTGATCACTCCTTGTTATACGATTATGTCGAGTAAAGTACCTCGATCAGTCACTGCGTAGATAACTGGCTTGGTTGTGGGTGAGGTGGTAGGGATGTTGGTTGTTACCAGTGCGCGGTTATCGTTGCTGGCGGTCTGGCCTTTGTGATGGTTTTCTCTGGATACTTTACGGGGCGTAGGTTGGATGGGTTTGATTTTTACCAATATAATATATTCTCCCTTATCTCTGCTGAAGTAGTTTCCATGCGGTCTCTAATCTTTCGGCGGTCTCCATTGCTCCTTGAGAACGATCTTGATATAGTTTTTGACGGGCTATATCTACAGCTTGGCCTACCAAGCGGACGGCTTCGCTCCAATCGCTTTTCTCTGCAAAGTTTGGAGAGAGTGCATCCCAAGTATTTTTGTTTTTCATAAGTGATCTCCCGCTGGCTATTGGGGTTAAGCATTATCGGTTTCATACGATACAACAAGGCGTACAGGGTCAAAGGGGTGTAGGTCTTTAACCGCATCTAACAGGGGTTCAAGTTTTTCACTGTCGTAGCCCATGTTTTCGTGGAAAGAAAACGTAGCAATTTTATCTGACTGGGGCTTCTTACCTTTGACTTGATAATCGTTGAAAGCTTCGATGGATAATTTGTTGATATACATTATTTTGTTTCCTTCTTGTTTTGGTTGGGGGTGTGGGCGGTCTTAATAAACAAACGCATCGAGTAGTACTAAAATTACAGTTATCGTAAAGCCCGCCGATAGTGACAGGAAAAGCCAGCAAAATTTTACAGTTGTAGTCATGATTGTTCTCCTTATATTTAATTATTTATCTTGCGTGGAAATCCACCCAGCGCTATCGTCCCCGATAGCGCTGGGGAACTTTTGAATATCTAGGGTTAGGTGTGCTTCTTTAAAGTTTCCACACACCTAACTAACGAAGCCTATCCCCGGCTCATCTGAGCAAGCCCTTGTCTGCGGGTCTTGAACCCGCTTCCATCGTCACAGTGTGGGACTGCCGACTAGCTGGTCACTACCCAGCGCGTATCCTTAATCTGTTACATTCCACAACTCTTCACACCTTGGCTGACATGACGCTTTGCTTCTTTCCTGCTTATGCGGTTGTGCTGCCGCATCCCAAAGCCCATACCTGCATCCATAAGCTTATGACAGATATCATCAATGTTGTCTGATCGCAGGATATTGGTGCTGGTATAGGCGGTCACGTCATCGGCATATTGCGCGAAGTCTGCTTTGTCTTCGAAGGCCGTGATCAATCTGATGCCTTTTCCTGCTTCGTTTGTTACAATATAAATCATTTTATTTTCTCCCTATGTTGCTCGCGTCTGTGATGACTACACCTTGGTCACCCTGCATATTAATCACATTGCTTTCACTTAATCTTATGTTAAATGGTAAAGATAACGTGCCACGGGATTGCATGAATTGGTTCCATGCGTTGTAGGTCAAAGCTAATCTATCCTCAGTACTGGAGCATAAATATACATTTTCTAAAGCGCGAACGATGTGGGTTACGTGTAGTTGCGTCATGATAGTGGTTCCTTTTAAGTAGATGAGGGGAGGCGTTCCCGCCTCCCCGATTAGCTATGCGGCTTTGTTAAAGGTAACGCTTACGACTTCGCCGTAAGGTGGCTTGCCGTTCCAGAAGGCACCAGTGGTTGCCCAGATCACTTTGCAATCAGGCTCATCGGCGTACTGGTTGTCTCCGCCATCGGTGAATACGATGATGGCTTCGAGGTCATCAAGCAGGTCATGCTTCTCTGCGTATTTGAAGGGGGCAGAGAATGTCGTGCCGCCATCCTTGCGGCGTACCAGCTCAGGCGTATCGCCTCTCTCCAGATACTCAGGCTCGGCACAGTCTGTATCGAACTGGATGAGCATCACGCTTTCAGGGTTAAGCTCCTCGCAGATCGCTGAGATGTCGCTCATGAACTGGGCGAACTCTCCAGATGATACGCTGCCTGATGCATCTGCGAATATTGCAATTGGACCCATACCATCTCGCTCGACTGACGGCATGATGATGTCGCCGTCCATATAAAAACGATTAGGCTTGGAAAACGAGAAGTCGCTAGGGGCATCATCTTGCAAACTGGCTTGTATAATATCTGACCAATCTTGAGATGGTGCATTGTCAGCGGATATCGCATCTGCAAATCCACTGGGCAACTGCCCCCGTCCCTTGGCGATACTGACCGCCGTACTGATCTGGCGGGTCAGTTCACGCTCGACTTCTTGTAGCTCATCCGGCGTCAGGGCTTCACCGTCTTCGCCTGTAGCATCGGACACGCCACCCCAAGGACAATCCCCTGCACCTTGATCGGGCTGGGTCTCTTCGCTGGGCTGGGTCTCTTCGCTGGGCTGGGTCTCTTCGCTGGGCTGGGTCTCTCCTCCTACACCTGAGCTTGCCTCGCTCTTATTATCAGCCTCTTTGTCACCCTCTTTTTTGAGCAGGTTGTATACCTCCTCAGTGGTCATACCAAAATACTTGGGATCGAACAGGCCATCTTCAGGCATCTTATATTCAGGTCTCACGTAATGGGCAATCTCTCTTAACCAACGGCTGCTGGACCTGCGGAACTGATCAACAGTCATCTTGTAGCGTAAGCCCATATTGACGATCTGGGCATTGATCACATAGTCGGCGGCGTTATTCCACAAACGTGGATCACGGTTGCCCCGCCGCAGGTGGTGCTTGAAGACTACGTGCAAGATTTCATGCAAAATGATGAACGATACTTTGTCCTGATCACATTGGTTAGCAACGAAGTCCGCACACCATAACAAGTTTTTGCCGTTGGTCGCCATCGTCTCGACTTTGTCATCTTGTTGCATGTCGAGGCCCAGCATAAGTGATGCAAAGAAGGCTTGATTTCGCATGATAAATTTGCGGCCAACGTCCAGTTTGTCGAGCGCACGTTTTTCTGGTGTATTTTTCATGATCGATATCTCCCATTGATTGTGAGTATTGGTCAGGCAGTGTTGCCGAAGACCCCGTCCAGATCAGACAGAATATTTTCGGCGGCTTTGACTGTTGCCTCACGCTTGTTTGATGCCTCAGCCTCTGCCCTCTCCGCTGATTTGTTATCACCCTTGACTGCGTCACCCCGCAACTCAGCGGAGCTTACGACTGTCAGCTCTGCGGCGATATCCTTGGCTAGTTTGTCTAGCTTTGGGCATCCCATGATATTCAGAGCTGGCAACGTGTCAGCTAAAGCTGCCATACGCTTCACCAAACTGTCGCGAAATGTGCTTGTTCGTTTGGTATCGGGCAAGGCGTCTCCGTAGGTCTTAAGCGCATCGATCATGTTCTTAAGCTCCCTGCGGACTTTGTCGTGTGTCTCTGTCGCAAGGGTCTCGATCCGCTGTTGATCGGCGGCGTTGGCGTCTGCCACTATGCGGTCCATCTGGACCTTATCGAGATCAAGCATTGTGTTACCACGATCCGGTAGCACCTCAGTCTCGACACCTGCGAAAAATGCTTCGCGCATTTCGTCCGCTGTTGGTATGAGGCTGGGATCGTACAGAGTGCCAAGGTTGTCCTGAGCCTCAGCGATAATATCTGATCTGGCTCTGACGAATTGATCGACTGCATCATTGAAATCGCTGATCAACTCATCCATTGTGGAGCGCCACATGGTGTATTTTTTGGTTGTGATGATGCGAAAATCATCGTTCCAGCAACCTGTCATTGCCAGATGCGAGTTGCGTATCTGACCCTTGATCTTGTCGATATTCTTGAACAAAGGATTTTTCCGATTGATGATCGACTTGGTCACGGCCACCTGATCGACGCTGGCTCCATACTGATCGGCAGTGGAAGCCGTTGCATCCTTGTCTTTCTTCTGGGTGCCGAATAGTGAGGTGTTAACCTTCACCAGAATTGCGCGCTGGCGAAGGTCATATTTGTCTGAGG